GGAATATCTCCCAATGCCAGCCCCGGCAGTTTCCTAAGCTCATTATCCCCGCGTGTGGGGAATATAGCGCTGTCCTGTACCAGCATAGCCATCAGGTTTGGAGCAGTATCGTACATGTCGTACTTGCCCCAGAGTATACGACGCTCTAGGATACCTGTGAGCATACTACCCTTGGCAGTGATATAGCGTCCCCCTCCCTCGGACGTCTCCTCGATATACTCCACTATCCCGGCAGAACTGCCCTCTATCCAGATTATGTTATCCGGGCTAAGCAGCGTGAGATTAGCTTTTGTCGCCTGGGTCTGTATGGAAAACGATCCCGCCGCAAAGGCTTTTTCCTCATAAATAAGGGATTTGAAAGACTCTAAAAGCCCCAAAAGCTCTAGCTCTTTGGAAAAAACCTCCATCTTCAGCTCCACTTACTCCACCTCCAAATACAGCGGCGTATAGAATATAGTCACATCCATACTTCCCCGCTGGTCCAGATCTTCGCAGTCCAGCGCCAGGATATTTCGTCCAGGCCTTATCATCATCAGGTCCCAGCTAGTACGAAAGTCCCTGCTTTTCATAAGATTCTCTCTTTCACCCCCCTGTGTAAAAAGAGTAATACTTTTGCTCCCCGGCAAGGTACATATCTCAAGCCGTTCTCCCCTAACAAAGGTTCTTCTAAGGCCCACCATGCCGCCAGTAGTCAAGCTTTTTATCCTGGGGTTTTCCACTTGCCCAGTAAATTTTATCTTCGCCACAAAGCCTGCTGCAAAGCCCCCTGTATTGATAATCTCCGTGCTGTATGTACGGTTGATTGTTCCAAACACCACCGGCCCCTCCGCGCCAAATCCCTGGGGAAACCGAAAGAGCTTACCGGACTGGTCGAAGGGAACCGCCGTGTCCTGCTCCTGCCTAAAGAGTGGGTACGCGCAGGTGGCCTGAATCAAAAACGCCCTCTTAAACCGGTTGTTCTCCTGCCTGGGCCGACCGTATTTAATAGAGCTGTCCGGGCGAAAATCCAGCCGTTTGTCCTCGTATTCCAGCGTGTAGTCCTCTACAGGGGAGATAAAACTGTTTAGAAAGTCACAACGCTCTCTCAGGGTTTGTCCCTGTGGGGCAATCACCCAGCCAGGGATAGACAGCGGCCGCCCACCAACAGTGGTTGATACTATATTCTCTCCCACCTGATTATAAAAATTATATGTCTGGTGCTGGCCCTGCACCTGCCCCCAGTCCACGAGCCCCAGCCAGTAGCCCTCGTAGTCTCTGGTCTTCATATTTACCGAGCCGCGGCCAGATTTTGAAGTTATGGTAATCTCTTCTATCATGGTTTACCCCCCTATACAAAGTCTAGGGCAAGCCGCTGGGCGGTCTTATTCCACTCTCTTGCCGCCTGTATGGGATCTACGGCTGTCGGCGAGTTGATTATTACGGTGGTGGGAGTGGCGCTGCCTATAGAGCTTCCAGACCCCGGATAGCCTATTCCGCCCGGACCGCCGCCAAAGCTTGGAGGGAAATCCGGGAAGTCGAATCCTAATCCATCTGTTATCAACCGCTTTATGTCCCGATATTCATCTTCCCAGCCTTCGCCTAACCCCAAAGCCATATTTTCACCCATCTCGGCAAAAACCTTTGATGGTGAATGTATGCCTAACGCCGCTCTTGCCGCTGCCGCTATACTGTTCATCAGCGCCATTACACGTTTTTGCAGACGCCCTATCCCTATTTCCATGCTGCTTACCAATGAATCCATCGCGTTAGCTCCAATAGCCGCAAACATACCCGAAAGGCCCGCAAATGCCATTTTCATCACTGCCACGGTTTTTAGCATCTGAGCATTTACATTGTCTATTGCCCCTCCTAGCGCTTTGCTCAGCGAATCCATTATTGTCTGGCCTATTTGAGCAAACATCTGGGCTGTGCTTGCAAATGCTTCTTTCATTGCCTCAACTGTTTTCAACATTTGCGCATTAACTGCGCCTAGCCCACCGTCCGCTCCATTTTCCAATCCTGCCATAATATTTTCACCAATATCCGCGAATACGGTGGATGGTGAATGTATACCTAACCAACCTTTAACTGTGTCTACAATTCCTCCAACTTTTTCTCCAAGCCAACTCGTGAAATCTCCCCAAGCGCCTGAAATACCATCCCAGATTCCTTGTACAATATTTCCGCCAATTTCCCAGAAGGCATCCCAGACATTTGCAAAGACATTTTGAATATCTTCCCAAATTCCGGAGAAAAAGTCAGTTACGCTACTCCAGGCATTGGTAATTGCCTTCCATGCGTCTGAAAAAAGATTGCCAAACCAATCAGCTATACCCTGGAACACACCTACAATGCCATCCCAGATTCCCTGGAAGAATTCTACCGCGGCACCCCAAACTGCATTTATTGCATCCCACGCCGCCGAGAAGAACCCACCCAGTACGTCCGCCACCACCGAGAATACGGCTTTTATGCCCTCCCAGATGGCGGTATAATAGGCCACGGCTGCATCCCAGATAGCTTTAATAGCCTCCCAAGCAGCCTTGAAGAACCCGGACACAGCCTCCATCACGTTGGAGAACACCTGACGTATGCCCTCGGCCAAGCTTGAGAAGAACCCAGCAACCGCGTCCCACACAGATTTTATGGCCTCCCAGGCCTTAGAAAAAATGTCCCGAAACCAGTCTACTACCGCAGAGAAAGCGCCCTTAATACCCTCCCAGATATTCTGGAAAAACCCGACTACCGCTTTCCACGCAGCCTGGATGCCCTCCCACGCGGCGGTAAATACGTCTGAGAACCACTGGCCAACATCCTTAAACACGTTGACTATACCGTCCCATACCCCCTGGAAGAAGCTGACTATGCCCTCCCAGGCAGCCTTAATGGCCTCTCCCGCCGCTTGGAAGAAGGAGACAATAGCCTCCCATATGGCTATCACTGCCTCACGAAACTCCTCACAGTTGTTCCAAAGATAGATCAGCGCTCCTACAACTGCGGTTATCACCGCAATTATCGGGTGGGACGTAATTAGGGAGAACAGTCCCGAAATGCCGCTCATCAAAGTCTTGCCTATACTGAGTACTTTCCCTATGCCGCTGCCCCCGGTAACGAATTCGATAACTTTTGAAACCACTCCACCGATACCGCTGATGGTGTCGATTATCTTACCGATATGAGGCAACAGCAGAGCTATAGCCCCCACAAACGCCGGGGTGGATGATGAAATACCCGCCACCAAATGGGTTATTATCTCTGTTCCCACCGCGGCAATTAGCGGCCAGTTTTCAATAAAAGCATTTCCCAGCGCCTCTAAAAGGACAATTGCTCCTTGAATTATCGCAGGGGCGTTTTCGGCTATGGCAAGAGCTATGTTATGCACAGTGTTGGAGGCCATCTCCATGACCTTCTCCTTATTCTCAACCAGCCCCCGCCCTATGGCTCCTAGTATATCTATTCCCACTGTAAAAAGGGCTTCGTGATATGACAAAAATGCCTCAACAATAAGCGGTATAAACGCCCCTATATGCTGAGATATCACGTCCCCGGCCTGGGTAAAGCCCTGCAGTATTGCCCTTATCAGTCCCAAACCAAGTTCTATCATCTCGCCGCCATGCTCGGTTAAAAAGCTGTTCAGCCCCTCCACCAGTATGTTGATTATCTCGTTGGCGGAAACAAGTATCTTTTCTTTGGCGTCCAAAATCCCTACCGCCAGAGACTCTATAAACTTCCCGCTAACCTTAACAAACTCCGGCGCTTTCTCAGCCAAAAACTCTACCGTCTGGGTAACTATCCCGGTAAGCGCCGAGAAAAACCCGTCAATACCCCCATTCTGAAAGCCCATAGTCAGCTGCTCTATAGCCTTTGTGCCAAACTGGGTGAACTCCCTTAGAGTAGGGGTCAAAGTGTCTGAGATGGATATCTGCAGACTCTCAAGGGCACTCTGGAAAAGCTTTACGTCACCCGCCAGGTTATCCATCATGGTGGCAGCCATCTTCTCTGCAGCGCCGTCGCAGTTCTCTATGGACTTGGTAAGTTTATCCACATCCTCCGGGGCGGCGTTGACTATTGCCAGCAGGCCCGACATGGCCTCTTGCCCCCCCAGCATGGCCGCATATGTGGTCTTTTCCTCCTCGGACAGGCCCGAGAACGCCGTGCGCAGTTCATCAATAGTGGTACCTAGCGGCTTCATGCTGCCATCGCTGTTTGTGATGGAGATGCCCAGAGCGTCCATAGCCAAGCTGGATTCTTTGGTTGGCTTTGCCAGACGGGTCATTACTGACCGTAAAGAGGTACCAGCTTGGGAGGCCTTTATGCCGGAGTTTGCCATCAGGCCAATGGCTAAAGCTGTGTCCTCTGCCGAATACCCCATAGCGCCAGCCAAGGGAGCTACATACTTGAATGTCTCACCCATCATGCCCACATTTGTGTTGGCATTGCTTGAGGCTACAGCCAGCACATCGGCAAAATGACCGCTGTCACTGGCAGTCAGTCCAAAGGCCGTAAGCGCATCCGTAACGATATCGGAGGTTGTAGCCAGGTCTTCGCCAGAAGCCGCCGCCAGGTCCATAATGCCCGCAATTCCGTCCAACATATCCTCGGTCTTCCAGCCCGCCATGGCCATATAGTTCATAGCTTCCGCGGCCTCTGTAGCGCTGAACTGGGTTTTTGCGCCCATCTCTATCGCCTTATTGCGCAGAGCCTCAAAGTCTTTGCCGGTGGCCCCGCTGATTGCGGACACCTTGGACATAGATGCATCAAAACTCATGCCGGCCTTTACCGCAGATACGCCAAAACCACCTACGGCGGTAGAGGCGACCATAAAACCTTTTGCGCCCTGCATCATCAGATCTCCGGCCTTTTGTCCCACAGATTCTATCTTTTTAAAGCCTTCTATAGCAGGCTCAAACAGAGATTTTGTGCCAGAAAGACCTTTCTCTAGCCCAGCCGCAAACCCGCTCAACTTTCCCGCGGCTTTTTCTAGCCCAGCCTCATATTCACTTGTATCCAGGCTTATTTTTGCGAACAGGTCAAACAGGTCCAAGCGCAGCCGCCTCCTTTGGGCTCAGATTCATGCCACGCTCGGCCCTCTCAATAAACGCTTATATTGAGGAACTATTGGTTAATGCCGTCAGTTTTGATTTAATGCTGTCCACCACCTCCTCTGGGGTGCGAGTCTCTTCGGGAATCTGTGACCCAAATCCCAGCTTATCCACCCAGCGTGGTATCTCCACATGGGACTGGGCTAGGGCGTTTATGGCCTCTAAAAGCACCTTGCAGGTATCCGTCACATAGGCCCGGTATGAGAGCTCGCGCCTTGTGCGCTCTATAGCCGCAGGCAGAGCCGCTAAATATCCCCGCGCACTCAGCTGGGGCATGGTACAGAGCAGTTCAATTACTCTATCTCCTCCCGCCCCGCGGATGATTTGAAAAAAGCCATCAGCTCCCTGTCAGTGAAGAGCTCCCGCACCTGGGCCACGGTCTCCATAAGCCCCTGGGCAGCTATCTCACTTGGCTCCTTCTCGTTGAGTACAGAGAGGATGCAGTAAACATCCTCCTTGTGGTCCCGCAAAAGCAGGGGCACCAGTTTACCCAGGCCCGCCATCATGCGGAACCCGCTGCCATAAACGTCTGTATCTTTGGCGTCCTTCTTATCGGGCAGCAGACCTACTATCTCATCCAAAATAGCCTTATCATCCAGAATGTTGGATATCTGCGGGGTCAGCCTGCAGAGAGCGTCTAAGGCTTGTCCAGTACTTAACTGCGAAAGCTTCATACTACATCCTCCTCATCCGCCCGCTCAAACTGCTCTGACTGCTCAGCCTCCGTGCCGGAATCAGGGCCGGAACCAGCAGGGTCTGCACTCCAAAACTCCATAGGCACTTCACTCTGGGTGCTAACCCTGGGATGACCGGACAATGATAAGGTAGTCTGACCCTTGCCGTTCTTGGTAGTCTTGAGCTCAAAACCCTCGGTAGAGAGGGCGTTCTTTAAGCAAGCCGCCAGCATACCGCCGTTGGCCTTATCTCCCACCCACCAGATATCCTTTGCGTCCGTCACCTTCGCCGCAATGCGCGGCACAATATGTGTGGGGTCCTCGGTATCGATGTCCGCAGCTCCCAGCGCTAGGCGGATGGATCTAGGAGAGGTGCCCAGGCTAGTGGTCTCCAGGCCGCAGTCCCAGGAATCTAGGTTCATCAGCTCCAGCAGGCCGGTGGGGCAGTTGTCCACGTCCTCGCCAAGGTCCGAATAGCTGGGCTTACAGCGCACCGTTACGCCTCCGGTAGTAGGACAGATTATGTCCTCATCCTTTACCGCCGGATTTGCTGGGTCGAAATTGTATAACAGAATACCGGCGTTAGTCTGCATCTGCGAGAATGTATCCGCCGGGATACGGGTAAATGTTCCCATTTTACACTTCCTTTCTAGTATTCGCGGCGCAGCTGCGCCAGATTTTTTGAGACAAGTTAGGTATTTGACGTCCACTGTATGGTAAAAGTGGAGCGGCGGCGTTTTATTTTGTCACTTACCTCATCCTTGAGCCCTTGCCATGGGCCGCTATAAATCATTGCCCCGCCTTTATTAAACAAGATAGCCGCGCCATTATAGCAGCGGTCGGATATCTCTTGTGCCTTGGCGTTTATGGGCACATTGCTTTCGCTATGGTAGTACAGCTCGATCGTTGGATAGGTTGTATCTTCGAAAGCGCCCACAGCGAACTCATATACAAGATAGGGCAGAACAGCATCGTCCGGCACGTCAGTTGTAACGTAGGCTGGAAGACCGAAAGAGGAAAAGAATTGGTGGAGGGCGGCAGCTTTGGTCATATAGCACCAGCCTCTTGCCACGCCTTGTAGATTTTTGGGCCTTGAATGGCAATCCAGTCCACCATTTCCTCATTTTTGGCCCACGCTCCGTCAAAGGTGCAACTGCTGTCTGCGAGGCCACTCTGTTCGAAAAACGCATGAACTATTTCGTGGCGCAATATTTCCCTTTGAGCCGCTTCAATAGTTTCAGCCTGCTCATGTTCCCAGCCTTTGTAGGTGGACATATCGCAGACCACGATTTGGTTCGTCCAACTGTCACAGTAACCGTCAATAGAGCGGCGCTCAAACGCTTCATCATCGCCGTATTTCTTGAGAGTGACAGTGTACTCCGTACCCAAAATGTTGATTTTCAACAGCAGCGCCTCCCTCCTCTATACAGGAGCCCGGTAACAGCAAGATGCCGCCGGGCAATATTGTACAATTACGATTGCGCTGTCTCTGCCGCCTGAGAAGCCGCCTGAGCGCTGTCTCCTCCGGCGCGGTAGGACCTGGACCAACTGGCCACGCTCTCGCTCTGTACCTCAAGTCTGTCCTCTGCTCCAGCGGAAAGGCTCTTGTTCGCCAGGGTCATAGCGGCATCTAGCGTCTGGTACTTCTCCGCCAGCTCGCAACAGCACATTTTCACCGCCTCCAGGTCCGCCCGGGCCGCAGCCCTGCCCTGCGTGATGTAGTCGATATACTGGCTCCCACGCAGGGCAAGACGCGGGTAATCCTCGGCCTGGATGGTCCTGCCGTAGTACTCATTCAGGTAATAGTCATAGTCGGCGTAGACCATAGGCCTCCTCCTTACTTCGCTGCCCGTACCTTTGCGGGCGTGTCGGACTGGCCGGAAGATTCACCGCCGGAACCGCTGTTGTCAGAGCTTACGCCGGAACCGCCGCCGATGGTGCCCTTCACAACGCCTTCCGCATACTCCACAAGGAGCTGAATGCCGCTCATGACAAGGGTTTCCACTTGGGCGCGTTCCTGTGTCACGAATCCGCTGCTGATACCAATAAGCCCCAGTTCATCCGCCGTAAGGCCGAATGTTTCTGCAACATCTCCATTCATGGTCAGGTAGTACAGAATAAAATTCTGTTTCGCGGTGGCCACGAAAGTCCCCTGTGTAATGCGGGCGGAGACAATCACGGTGCCCAGGCCCAGAAAGTCTTCGATGTAGTTCATGCCGAAAGCGGTCTGTGTGGTGATATTCGCGTTTGCCAGATATTCAGACACATCCAGCGGATTCAGGAAGTACACCGGTTCGGCGGTATCATCTTCAAACTTTACCTGGAGCTGACCCCATGCTGCGGCGAGCGCTGCCTGCAAGCCATTGCCAGAAACAGCCGTGGAATTTGGAATCGCCCCGTTCAGGAAATCAAACAGGTTCTTTCTGACACTCACCTGAATGTCCCGCAGAAGGGCAGCATCCGTATCCCGGATGGCTGCATTGCGTCCTGACTTCTTGATGGCCTCCGCGCTGGTGGCCTTACGCCATTTGTCCAGCGTGATTTCCCCAATGGGAGTTTTCTCGGTCTTGTACTGGCTCAGAGGAATGATCTCGCCCTCCGCCACTTTGCCGCTCTGGGGGGTAGGAGGACATGGTGGTGCCCTACCTCCTGGGGATCTTTCTGGTGACACCAAGTACCTCCAGCAGCTTAGCAAAACTCTTGTGCTGGAACCGATGCACAAAGTCCACCTCGCGGACTTTTTTCATCAGTTCTTGTGTAATAAGGCCGGTTTCGGCGGTAGTGTTTACGGTAGCCATATTTTCTCCTTTCGTTCGTTAGATACCGAAGAGCTCATGGTGTTCTGCCATTGCCTTGTGCCTCGCTTCGATATCCTTGATGTTCATGATCTCTTCTTTGGTCATGGTGGGCCGTCCGCCGCCCAGGGGCGCGGAC